GAAGATAATTATTTTATGCCATTCGGTTTTTGTCTGCTTTTGTCCTGTGTTCTTGTCCTTCCATGATTCATTTGTTGCTACCGATAGATTGGCTATAGCGTTACCGTTCGCCGCGTATTTCATATCTGGATCATTTCCCAAAGTACCAAGAATTATCACTTTGTTTACACCGTTCATTTAAGTTTCCTCGTTTGTTAATGTGTTCAATCTACGCCACTTGTCGCAATGCTTTTGTACTTCTCAGCTTTTGCTATAGCGGTTTGACTTTCTTTTTCTGGCAGTAATATCGCGTAATCATGTAGCTCGTTTGCTGCTTCAAGTAACGCATGTCTAAAATATCTCAGTGCAATTCTATATGCTTGCGCTTCACAGTGTTGCGAGCATGTTTTACTCATTAAACATTCCTCTGCGGATATAACCATCGATCTCGCGGATGACTATATACCGGGCCAAAATTGTCATGTTTCGTACCGTCTAGCTGTACGCACGCATTGCACTTGCCTTGTGATTGGTTGAATTGCGGGAATAGCTCAAAACATCTAATACAATGCTTCATTTCATAATTACCCGTGCGCATATCTTTTCGCGCCCTGTTTTTATCTCCCTGCGTTGCAGCATTTGCGCACGAACTATTACAATACTTCCGCTTTGCAAAATGATCTTTCCTTTCACTTTTGCGCCTAATCAATTCTTTTCCACAATGATTACAAACCTTCATTATTATACCTCTATCTTGTATTTTAGTACACCCTGGGCTTTCCGCCGTTTTTATCTTCTTCGCCCCATATCCGTTTTTTATTGACCTCCATTTTATGATGAACATATTCCAGCAAATGCCGATTGTTTCGCTCAAACAATGCAATCAAAACGATTACAACATCTGCCGCCTCTTCGTACATGTCATCATATCCATGCACTGCCTCTGCGGTAAATTCGCGCATTTCTTCAAACGCTTTATCTAATATCGCTTTGTTGTTCGCATTCGGAAATGTTGCGATATGCCAATCTTTAATTTCTTGCTCTATGCTCATCAGAATAACCCCAACTGTTCTTCCTTTTCTTGATACCTGGCTGCGGCATCCTCAAGGTTTAATTTAGCTTGCTTAAAATAGCTATCTTTCAGTTCTATACCGACAGCTGTGCGACCTAATGAAACCGGGCTATATACCTCAGACCCAACGCCCATGAATGGCGTTAAAACAACTTCATTCTTGTTCGAGTATAGCTCCACCAGCCTGTCGATTACGTCGAGCTGTAGCGGGTGAACATGCTTCTCGTCGTCATCCTCTTTTGAATCCCGAAAAGGCAATACGTTATCTATCCGCACATCATCCCAAACGCTCGACGCGTATCGCTGCCAGATATAATGACTGAGCTTATTAGATTTCGGGTCTTTATGGTTTTTGAAATTCTCTTGCAGATATTCCCATAACTGGCTTTCTGTAAACTTGCTTTCGTTTGCATTGTTCCATGCTTGTAAAATATTTGGCAAGATTGGTGTAGCGCCATGATATTCGGTGAATCCATTTTCGTGCGTCACCGGCACTTTGTTTTCGCCTTTGCGTGTAAATACCAGCACATAATCAGGCATTGCCGTAAAACATTTAGTCGAATCTTCGACGATGAATTTATGCATCAGACTTTGCACCATTGTCCTCATGCGAACCTTGAGCGGCTCTTTCCATATCGTGATTCTGTTGCGATATTCAAAACCGTATTTCTCGTGTATTTCAATTACCGCGTGAGGAAAATCCCACAATCTTGAAGTGTTGTCGAATACGTCTGTACAATGCACGGCGTTTATTCGGCCTGGCTTGGTCACTCTCGCCAACTCTTTAACCAGATAGTCGTATTGCTCCAGAAATTGCTCTTTTGTTTCACAGTTTGAAAAATCCCTGTATAAACTCGAATAGTTATACAGCCCGGCGAATGGCGGCGAGTAGATAACTAGATCGATACTTTGATCCGGCAGGTTAGGCAAAACCTCCATGCAATCAGAATTGTAGATTGAATATTGATCTGTGTGTAATTCTTGTTTTGCTTTCATAAAAACCTCGGTAGTGTTGCGTTATTTTTAAACTGTCTAACTTCATCTTGATAGCTGGCGTTCACTGCCGCCACCAAGTTTTCGTATAATTGCTGTGACTTTTGTGCTTTCTGTTCAATCGCATCTAAAACCCGTGTCATGCCGTCGCTGATTACAATATCTGCGACCACATCGTTTTTTTGACCAAATCGCCAGAACCGTCGTAGTAGTTGATAAAACTGTTCGTAACTCCAGGTCGGGAAAACTACAGTATGATTGCAGTGCTGCCAATTGAGTCCTAGTGAGGTCATTTTAGGCTTTGTGACTAACCGTTTAATTTGACCCTCTGAAAATGCCAAAAGTAATTCCTCCTTTTTATCAATTGACATTCCGCCGCGAATCTCGACCGCTTCATTATCTGCATTCGATAATATATCGCTTTCCTCGTTCAGATTGCACCAGTACACAGACGTTTTGCCTTGCGCCAATTCCAATGCTTTATTGCATCGTTTTTCTACTGTTTGCTTTTGTTCGTGCCTGACTTCTGGCATTGTTTTTGCTACGTTAGCCATTAATAACATCTGACCATCTACACTCAACATTGAGTCATTATACACAGTATGATGAGTCTTGATTAATTCTGGCAATACATGGCGATGATCAGAAAACCCTAAGTCGGATGGTTTTTTGCACATGATTGACCATTGATTAACCCACGCAAAAAAATCTTTCTCCGCATGCGGCTTTAAATAAAACTTCTCGCCAATGTTGCGATTGTTTGAATCGACTGAATTTTGATTAGATTTAAAAAACTTACCCAGCATATCCATATAACCCATATACCCCAATGCTTCGGAGCTAGTTCCTAATTCTATAAAATCGTTCGGGCTTGGCGTTGCTGTTGAAAGAAACCTATAAGGCACTTTTTTTATAAACGCCGTTATCTGTTCTTTGATCTTGCCGTCAAAATTCTTCAGTATCGAACTTTCATCCAATATCACGGCTTTAAAATCGTTATGATCCAGATAATGCAATCGCTCATAGTTGCAAACGATTATCTTTTTTGTGTGGTTGCCGTTTTTTGTATGTTCAATGTCACCTACACCGATAAATTCCGCCTCTTTTAAAAACTGAAATGCAACGGCAAGCGGAGTCAGTATTAAAACCCGCCCGTTTGTTTTCTGGACAATGTTTTGCGCAATAGATAACTGGATTAAAGTTTTACCTAGTCCAGTATCGGCAAACACACCAATCCGCCCTTTTCTGATTGCCCGCGCAATAATTTCCTGCTGAAAATCAAATGCCTGATTCGGCATAAATACAGGATCAAAACCACTATCGGCGTAGCGATGGCGTTTCTTTTCTAAAAATTCTTGATATTCCATATTAACCTCTATGTTTTTTCTAAATTATACATACTGCGTATTTTAATGCAATCCGCATAACCAACTATCTACGGGATTTATTTTCACCTGCACCACTTTTTCAGACTTGCGTGTAACCTGCCCAATGCGCTTCTTAGCCATTAACGCGCTATGGCATCCATGGCTACAGGTCTTGCGCCGTAAATGCGCTGAGGGGACTTCTGGCGCGTCTCTCCATGTGTCCCAGCCCCTGGGTATTGATCCCTGGCAGTTCTCGCAAATAGGGTATTCGTATTGCTTCATCTTAGCGGCCCTTCCTTATCAGCTACCACCATCCGCAAAATTAAATACCCTGCCAAATCCTTGATAGTGTCATCGCCTGCAAACTCGTTGCCTTTCATCATGCGTGATAGCTTGTCATCAATCCGCACGTCTATTTTCTGCAAAGGCGTCAGCCCTTTAGAAAATATATCCAGTGGATCAGCCACACTGTTCCCGTATGATGCGTTTTTCTGCACAAGGAAATTCGCCAGTTCCTCACATACTTGCCGGATTTCTGTCTCTAGTGGTGCTTTTGCTATTGTCGGTTCAATTCTGTTCATTTCAATGCCTCACTATTGCATCATTCCAAGCTATCGCCGCGAACTCTGGCAACAAATCATAATTACTATAATCGCGCCCAGTGCATCCATACGATGGGCCTCTCGCGTTACAGCACACACAACGAACGTATGTGTATCGTGCTAATAAACTACCATCCACATACTGATAATTATCATTTACAACCAATTCAGGTTTATCATGGTCGCAGAATGGGCATGGTTTTAAATCAATGTTTTTCATTCAATGCCTCCCGGTCATCGTCTGTTACTTGTCTTTTCAGCGCATGTTTCAAGCCAGCGCCAAACCTTTGAGCGATAGATAACCGTTCCTCCCGGCTCAAAGGCTTCTCAGGCCGCTTGTATTCGATACCCAATATTGGATTGCAATAATCCGTTTCCGTGTCGCCAGTCAAAAGCTTTTTGAACTCGCCAACTGTCGGCGGCCAGGATGGATGCACATCGATTACTTTATCCAGCGCGACCTTGATTTGATCCATGCTGAATCCTGATAGCATCTTCGTCCATTCGTCTTTCGCCAGCCCTTCAATGGTTTCTTCAGTAAATTGCGAAGTCCATTTCTGCCCGTACTTGGCTGTCATGACTAGCCAGAATCTAGCCATCATCGGCGAATGCGAGCGCGATATTTCGTCTGATTGATTTTGCGTGATTGCTTTCTGGTCGGGTATTACTTCGGTTATGTGTTTCATATCGTGGACCTGTATCGTTAGTAAGTTCATCTAGCCAATATTTCCGGCTTACATAAGTTGATCCATAAGGGATGTAATTCTTGTCAGTGTGTGCATACCTGATAACGCAGTCCACTAATGCCTGCTCCCTTTCGTCATCAGTCAGTTTTAGCCAAACCTTCTCAGCACCCGTTTTTCCCTTCTTGTTCGGATATACATTCCAGAATTCATCAAACGGTATATTTATATTTGGTTTATGGTTAATAGTTAATGGTTTATGGTTAGCTTTGCCTTTGGTTATTTCTGGGTTAGCTAAATTAACCGACTTGGTTTTTCTGGGTTTCTTAGGTCTACCACCCTTACTACCATTGGCTCTCGCTATATCGGCCCGTTGCTTATATGTGTTGATTTCATGCTCAATTCGACCATGTATCCACCCGTTTTCGGTCTCGGTGAAGTATTCTTCCAGCACATTAATAAGCTCTTGGTTATTTTCGGAAACCAAACGTAACCGACGCATAACCAACTGGGTTTTGCTGGGTATTGGCGTTTCATCAAGGTAATACCAGTCAATCAACTCCCGATAAATATAGTGTTCTATCGGTGTTAAGTGCTGTGTATCTTTTCTGTAATCGGCAATGTTGAATTGGTAATAGTGCATACTAACAATCACCCGTATGGATATTGTTTTGAGCAATTAAGGTGCGCTCAGGGATGGCTGGATTGAATGTGTGCAGTTTAGCTTTGGCTTCAACGTACGCTTGGTAAGCTTCTTCGGGGGTATCAAAATAACCTAGGTGTTTCTTTTTATTGTTAACCTTTATGCGCGCCTGATACTTGCCGTCTCGTTTATGATACGAAACGCCCATATATCCAGTGCTACTGTTTTTGTTTAGCGTCCTGTTCTGTTGGTTGCCTGAGTGAGAGCATTCCCTGATGTTTGATATGCGGTTGTTTAAAGGGTTTCCGTCGATATGGTCTATTTGGTCGAAAGGCCAGCGACCATGCACGTAGAGCCAAGCAAGACGGTGCGCCTTATACTTTTTGTTGTTTATCGATATAGGAACACTAGGATGCCTGTCCCATGTTCGCGTACATCCAGCAACAGTGCCAGCGCGTACACTCCCTCTGCTTTGCAGCCAAGTGAAAACTCCGGTATCAGGATTGTAGTGTAAAAGTGCTTTGAGTTCAGACTGTGATAGATCGTGTTGATTGCTCATTGTAAAACCTTTTTAGTTTAGCCCAGACCCGGTGGCATATCCGGACAGGGATTCGCTTAGATAGCAAGAAAACGGATTCGGAGCTGGGCTAACTAAAAAAGTTTACAACTCCTGTCTATTGTGCGATGCCACTCGCTTAATTACATTTTACCAAATCAGGTTAGGATTTTAAAGCTGCATAGTTGCATCCGTTCCGGTTAATAAAACTGTTAGATGCCTATTTGATGTCATAGTCAAACTGACACGACGCGCACCTTACTGTTTCGCCCTTGTCAGGATTCAATCCGAAAAACTGCCACCCGCAAAATGGGCAATTGATTGTGTCGTCTGGAAGTTTGTATTCTTCCTCGCATTTATCGCAATACATGATTTCGTAATCCATAATTAAATACCTAGTGTTGTTTGTGCAGTTCTTCGCTGGCATATCTCTACATACTCCGGGTTAATCTCAAACCCGATGTAATGACGGCCTAATTCCTGCGCTGCCTTTGCTGTTGTTCCGCTTCCCATAAATGGGTCAAGCACTATGTCGCCTTTGTTGCTCCATGTTTCTATATGCCTTGCTGCTAGAATGTCAGGGTATATTGCAGGATGCTCGTGCGCGTATTTGTCGTTTGTTGTCCTGCCATATCCTGTGTCTAAAGGCCACACATTATCCAACAGTCTTTCATCACCAATCCATGCTCTATCAGGAAACTCAAGTAAACTAATCTTGTCTCCCAGACGAGGAATCATCGGCATATTGCTAATACATACATTGTGTTCCAGCAGCAGGTCATTGCTATCCCTGGCTTCACATAAAAATGTGTAATTCATTTCTAATCTCCTCTAATTCACATCCAATCATTGCTATCAAACATCCACGCCACACCGATGATTACAACGATCAGCGCACCCATAAACCAGAAGAAATGCTCAATTGTCATTCTATTACCTCAAAGTCTCTCTCTGGCTTACCTACACACCAAACATCAGGGTTTAGAGGCGAACACCAACTGACGATATTATCATCGCCAAAATAAGCCCACCAATCCCTGTCGCTATCTTGATACACAAGAATAGCTTCATCCCCACTTTTAAACGCAGGCGAAAAACCCTCGAATACGCGAATTTTAGTACCTTGTTTCATTTTCTCGCACCTCTTAAACATGCATACCAGGATATACCCAGCTCCAATCACTGCTAGTATCAGCATGGTGTAAACAAGGATTAACCCGGTCATTTCACGTCCACCCGGTAAACTGTTGTAGACTTACCCCGGTAATCATCAAGGTTAACTTCAGACAATTGCGGAATGTTCTTATACTGCACATTACCTTGGCGAACATAAGACGAAACATATACTCCATCACCTTCACACGATATTCCACCAGATAGTTCTATCAATGCCTGTTTAGCCGCCTTCTCAGCCTCCTGAGCGACCTGTAAGGCGTTTTTAGCTTCACGGTATACCTTGGCAGCGGTTAGGTAATCATCGTCTGTACGGACCTGTATAAGCGGTTGCAAATGCTCTGGATTATCCAATTCCGATAGATACCAATCATAAAATGCGCGCAGCATGTCAACGCTAAAATACTCAGGGTCGTATTGAATCGGGAATATAACGTGTTCTTCAGGCGTCCAGTAAAACAGATCACAGTACTTTCTACCTGTAACCCACATAATAAACTGACATTGCGCCACATAATGCTTATCTGGCTCGTCGGGTATCTTTTGTGAGTACGGGCATTTGATTTCCAGTACACCCTCATCACCAATAAGGCCGTCAGGTGATGCGCCAAGCCAATCGTATTCTGGATGTACGATAAACCCAGCCTCTTTAACATCGGCCTCAAGCATGAATTGATACATTTCACGCGCTTGCGCTTCGTGGGCATTACCCCATTCGGTAGCCACATTGCCGGTAAACTCAGGCTCTGCACCGTGATATTCGCGCGCCATTGTCCTTATCAGTTCTTTAGGCTTCTGGTACGGATTCATCCCGATTACGGTAGAGACTTTAGACCCGGTGATTTTACCTTTTCTGGCTTCAAACCATGCTTCACTTAATTGTTCCATGTTTATTCTCCAAATTTAGCTTTAGCGGCGCTGAATGCATCTTTGTAATCAGCCTGCTCTTTTTTGTTCAGCTTCGACCAGAGATCATGTAACTGATTCATCGACGCACATGAAGCAATCTGGTCTGGTATCGGCAGGTTTGTGGTATCAGCATCCTTCGTGTCGTCAATCGCAAACAGACCATTCAAGGCGTATTTACGAGCGTATGACGAAGCTGTTCCTGTTACCTGACTATCGTCCATGCCTTTTTTAGAAAGTGACTCCCTCGCAAACGCTGATACCGATACCTCGTTCGTGCCATCATTCAAGGTAGCCGTGGCCTGGACATAAATACGATCACCAACAAGTATGATCTGGTCAGATAGAGTGAGCGTACCGTCACCCAACAACGGCTTGACGGCTGTCAGAATATCCTCGCATGAGCGATAGGTGTACTTGCCGAAAGAATTGAATTGGCCCTTCGGAGCTTTCAGTGTCTGTTGTATAAAGTTAAGTAGTTGCATTAGAACATTACCTCGTCTGTGTTTACTTGATTGTGTAACTCCCTGTAATACTCGTCCAGCGCGTCCTTATGCTTCGGCTGAAGGCTATCCAGCCATTTATGATATTGGTCAGTTGGAATAAACCCGCTTTCCATAATCATTCTTTCAGTTTCTGCATCCATCACTATTACCTCTACTTGTACGGGCGAATTAGCCACAATGAGCAATCTTTAAAGGCGCAAAGCCTTATTTCCTCGCGTTGACCACAACAGCAATCCCAACACTTGGCATTGATTGCCAATCTTAAGCTTAATGGCTTACGCTTATGTTTTTCCATAGGGGTTAGCGGCTTAGGTCTTTCCACTAATCCCGCCTTGATTTTTTCGTTATACTCTTTTAATCCCATCACCAGACCCACATTATTAATAGCGCCACGATTACAGCGCCGGTTAGGTTAATTCCGAAGTCAATCAGGATCTCTAATTGCTTCAGCATCTTGCGTGTATTATGCATTTTTATTCACCCTCGAACAGACTTACTTACCAAATTTGTCCTTATATCGATAGACTTAGAAATTATATAAGCCTCGTCGATCCTGGCCTTGGCCGTTTCAATATCGCCGCTACAAATAGCCTCATAAGCTTGAGCTAATGCGGCCTTTGTGTGTTCAACCCGAAGTTCATTTTCTGGTGTCATGTTAATCGCTCAACAGTTATTTTAAACTCTGGCGTGCCGTCAAGTTTTGTTATCAAGACGTCCTCACCGGTTTTTGCTTTGAAATGCAGCGCATGTTCAGCAGCCGCAACTAGACACTCAATAGTTTTGTCTTGCTTGTCAGCGCCCCATGTATAACCGTTCTTCAAAACAGTCCCACAAAAAATAGTCCCTGTTAAAGGGCTTGCTGCTATGTGTAGTGTTTTCATTACATACCACCCGATTCAATCTCAGACTGCTTAACAGCCTTCAAATGCCTGTCGATCATCGAAACCAAGTGTTCGTGATCGTGTTCCAGATTGATTTTATCAATCGCTGGTTGTAGCCAACGATCCTCTTTATTCTTCAGCCGGACATTGCCAACCAGGATTTCATCTATGTCTACCATGTAGTCAATGATTACATCGACCTCCATGCGCCAGTGAACAAAGCTGATTTCCAGCGACCATTCGAATTCTTCTGTATACATATTTCACCTCGTTTGTGTTTAATCGGCGCTAACACTCAATAATTTTCGCGCTAATTATCTTATTTGCTTGTATTTTAGCCGCAGCTAAACTAGCAAAGAAGTGTTTTTTATGTGGGTCTTGCGACATTTCAGGGACGCTTTTACGGTGATCTGTCCCATCTTTCACAGCCCCCCCGTCTGTCCATCTCCAGCCACTTGGAGCGCAAACGTAATCACGACTACCGTCTTTTAATTCAACATAAATGTAATACATATCAACCTCTATGGATAACGAATAAATATAGCCGGACCATCAGATACCATGCCATGCTGGCCCGGCTTCACTGGAAACCATTTACAGCGTAAAACCCATTCAAAACCATAAATTCCGTAGCATATAATATAGTATCTTGGATCATACCAAACTAGATTGCCGGAGTCGGTCAGTGCGACTTCATAATGCATTTCTCTATTCATATCTACCTCTTGTGTTTAATTTGACTGTTAGTGTTCTCAATTGTAGAGGCTGGACGTTACCCCAGCGCAGCAGTGCTTTGGCGTCTGCCTTGCGCTGATACCCGCACGAGCCGAGTAGCGGATATACACAATTCTTCCCCGGTTTATGATCCCGGCATATTTCTCGCTTTTGCGCGTCTACGTTTAGTCCGGTTTCCCGTCCATTCTTCCGCGCCGCTCTACAAATAAAAATACTAACAATCGGTTGTAGTCGTTACAGGTTAATTATGCATCCGAATGCATTTTAAGTCAATGTTGCAGTTAATCAAACCATGCATTAATATTCGCGCATGGATAGAATTACTGAAGTACAACAACTCATTAAAGACAGCGTGCTATCGAAAAAAGAGATAGCCACGCTTGCCGGTGTATCGGAACGATGGATATACAAATTCCAGAATGACGAATTTGGCGATGTAGGCGTAAGGCGTTTGGATAGGATTGTTTCTGTGTTATCATTAAACACGCGAAACGTAGCTTAGCCACTGATCCCCACGCCGCTAACATACCGGCTCAAAGTATGTCACCTCTATGTGTGTTTGCCCCCTGAAATATGGGGGCTTTTTTATTTCCGGTTGATCTCGGCGCTATCCATTAATCAGACTAGCGGCGAACCATATATTAGCCAAAATTAACAAGCTCCAAGTGGGCGGGTTTAGTTTTTTCCCATGTGCCGCAAGGTCGAAGAACATCGATATTATCGCCAGTACGAAATAAAACACTCCAAATATTAATTCCATAATTTATTACCATGTACTCGCCACATCAGCTTTTCGCGTATGCGGAACGTACTCAATATAATCAGCACAATCACCGTTTTTAAACTCGAATATAGCCCAACTCTGATAGTCGCTAGGCGTTGCAAGCGCCCGATAGCAAGTGTTTCGCATATCGCATTCTTGGGTATCACACATCGTAATATCTGCCATTATTCCACCTCGTTTAGTTTGTGCTTCAATATCATCTGCTGCTGTTTATTCAGCACCAGGACCGTAGCCATTATTCCACCTCGTTTAGACTGATAGATTACTAGCTCATCACCATTGCGATATACCTCGAAATCCTGCTTAACCCTGACGGCCATTGGGTTTAAATCTCTATATTCTTGTGTGTTCACGGTCATCACCTTCTATTTGCTCCTTCTCCGCTTCTTTATATCCAGCTTGCCAATGTCCTGATAACGCAAGGCCACCTCGTTTACTGCTGAAATAAAGATATGGATTATCTTCAATAGACTTCCCATCAATAAATGCTTGCCTACCTTGCTGTCTAACCTCTTCGTTGTTCATGTGCTGATCCTCATATTTTTTTAGATACACCTTGCCCTTTTCTCTCTTGCTTCTTTAATTTTGAGAGAGATTTCAAGTCGGCTTTTTTATTGGTTGTATTCATCTTGTGCCATATGGCAAAAAATACTGCATTCTATATCTGGCTCTGTCGGGTAATTGCCAGCGAGCGGATTAAGGTCGTGCAAAAAAATCGGTTTTCCTGTCGAGCTATCCTTTAAAACTGTATAGCCTCGCCTTTTTTCTAAATCCGCCATTTTTTTGAATTGGTCAGGAAAATCTACTCGAATCTTGTTCCAGTAACCTTGTCCGCCTTTAACACACCCTATGCAGTTATTGTTTGCATATCCGAGTTTATACATTGCCGGTAGTTCAATTCCTGCATTTTCGATCATCGCTAAACAGTCAGATTTGGTTAACCCTTTTTCGATGAGTATTGGCCAAATATCCACATCATTATTTGCATCGATAAATCTATCAAGTCGATTTTGTTCTTCAACTGTATAACCAAAAACTTGTACATCGTCTAATCGTTCAAATTTTTTCCTAACATTTTTTTTCAAAGCTCTAGTGCAAGGGCTGCCGCTTGGCGTGCGCATAAACTGTTTTTCAAAAATGTTATAAATTGATGCGTCATAAAACTCGTTCCGCAAAATTATGATTTCTTGACCGAACCATTCCTCACAATCTTTCAAAAATCTTCTGTTGTCTGGATGTTCCTCTTTTACTTCGCAGTAAGCAACCGTAACTGATTTGCTTTCGCTTATTGCTAATTTCGTAGCCACGGCACTTGCCGCGCCGCATGAAAACCAACTAAGAATTCTTGACATATTCAATCACCTTTAGCGCTACTGACTCGACTTGGTATTGAGTAAGTTTTTTTTCAGTATGAGAGACCAGCCATTCAGCAGTATCAATGCATCCTTTTTTTAAATGCTTCATTTCAGCAGGGCTTGTGTTGTTCAAAACCTGTAAAATTAAATCTTTCATTTCGTTTCTCCGTTGTGTTTGTCTATGTGCGTATTATCGTGCATAAAACATAATCCGTATAATAACTAATAATTATAAGCGTTATTCATTTTCTCACAGGCTGGACTGCGTTGATCTGATCCCTGAGCATTACCCAGGACATATTTTCACCATCGTCCTTATTGCGATATACCCAATCATACATCTTGCGCGATGGGCTAACCCTGTCCGTGTATTTCCCTTGCCGGTTATATCCCGCATCAAACGATGGGTGTAATGCGCGCCCTGTATCAACATAGACGTCAAACGCCTTGCAGCACATCAGGTTAGCGGCGCATTCCAATCGAAACTTGCAAATAAACTTGTCACAAGGCGGCTTTGGTTGTCCCTCAATCACGTCTTTCATGATGTTCATACCGACCGCCCCCTGTGCGGGTAGGAATTGCGCAGGAATTTGAGATTGCACAGAATATTGGCTTGTGATGTAGGCGGCCAATGCTTCTGCCACGAAGAGTTATTATCATAAATGGCTTTGTAGATTTCCCTCGGCATACGCTGATATACGCCCTCCCAGAAGATGTCCCACAATGCCTTCTGTTCGCTTTCTGACAGACCTTGGTGAACCCTAGTCCTATCGATCGATCGCAGCGCAGCACGCCATTTACGGCGCTCTTGATACCATTGCTCTCTATTCATGTGTGTTTACCTCTGTTTGTGTTTGTTATGAATTTACGGCCAATCACGTTCAGCCACAAATTCAAATTGTGGATTACTCGTCGCAGCTAACCATCCTCGCCGTGTGCCGAAACCATCTGCCAAAATTCCCGCAACAGGCATTTGCGCTCC